TTCGTACTGTGCTGCTAGTTGGTCTTTTTTCAGACTATTAAGTTTTTCGTAAACAGATTTCAGCATTCCATTCTTAGTCTTTGGAATAACTTCTTCCTTTTTTACTTTTTTCTCTTCCTCTGCAGGCTCTTCTTCTTCATCTTCTTCATCTTCTTGTTCTTTTTTAACTGAGGCTTTAGAAGTTTTCGCTTCTTCTACTTCCTCTTCTTTTTCATCTGAAGAATCTTGCTCAGCGGCAACTTTCTTTTTTTCAGAAAGCTCTTCTTCTGTCATTTCTTCAGACTCTTGGGTCAAAATTTCTTCAGACATTTAAATCTCCTAATTTGTTCTAATTTAAGTGTTTTACTTTGTGTATTATTTAGTAAATTTATAAACTTGAGATAAACATTTCGAAAGCATCTATCTGTGTTTTTTCTAGATTTTTCCGAGAAAGTTTAATTTGTTTTTCGATTCGGGCAACATGGCGTTCATCTAGAATACCATTATCCCATATCCATTCTTTTCCTTCCATAACACCATTAACAAATGCTGCAGGTGCAGAAGGATCTGCCACAATATCAGCAGCAGTTGCAAGATAAAAATCATCTTGTACTTGACTACAATTGCGCCCCATAGGCTTTAAGGAGCCCATTCCTCTAGATGAAACACCCAACCGGGCGCCCTCATCGATTAAATTCTTTACAATTTTACCATAAGGTGTATCCATAATCTTGGCTCGACCTACGAAATTGTTCCCATCCTCTTTAAGTTCTTGTATCATGTGGGAAACTCTTTCAAGATTGACAGTCGGTCCTTCTGGATGACCTAATTCACCAAAAGCTCTGTTTTGTTTGATATAATTTTGTTCGTATCTCTTGGCTTCTTTAGTTAATATTTCTTTAGGATACAACCTACCATTGCGATTCTTCACATTGGCTTGCATGAATACACCCTCAATGAAGTAATCTTTCCCCTTTGATGAAGCTTCACATATAAATTCTACATCTTCTAGTTGTTCGCATATAAGTCTCATTACTTTTCTCCTATTATGTGAAATTTCCTAGTTTGAAATCAACAGGGAATCCTAATCTTGCATTTAGTTCATAGTTTGGAATATCATATCCTGGTGCCTGTTTCTTACATTCCATTATGATTGTATAAGAATCAGTACCAGCTTGATCTTCTGTAGTGAATTGAATATCTCCTAAAACATCAGAAGTATCACCGGCTGCGTTATTTGAAATTCCTGGTAATTCCATTCCAGGCAAAGACCAACTTCCATTACCTCCAAATTCTCCAATATATGCTTCTGAGCTTGATCCGTCCCATTGAATTCCAACTTGACAACCAATTGTTGCCCACATTATCTTAGTAACTAAAAGTTCGTAATCGTGTTCTGTTAAGTTTCCACTATTTGCTACTGTTTCTGTGTGTAATCCTGTCACACTTCCTACAATTTTATCTCCATTTGAACAACTGTCATCAATTGCGAGGGCTTTTTTGTTCGTATAATCCCATCCAACAACTTCAACCGTGGTTGCTCCTGATACAAATCCTGTAACAATGAAAAATTCTGATCCATTTTCAACTGCGGAATGACCTGCGGCGGTGGAAATTACTTCTCCAATTTTAAAATTTTCTGTTGATGCTCCAGACAGGGTCATTGTATGTTTGGCCCATGTTAGTGTCGATACATCTATTTTCTTAACATCTCCTTCATCTGCATCTGAAAAGAATTTTGCGACATATTTTTTTTCGTTATTAAGTAGTACTTGTGTTTCAGCTGCCATCTGTTATTTCCTCTGAACTTTCCGGCCCTTTCGGGTCTGTTTCCGTTTTGGTTAAAAAAGTTTGCGCAATTTCTTTTTTCTTATTTTCCAATGCGACTGTTATTTTTTGTTGAAGTACATCTCCTATTGCAGATTTCACTTCTGAGCTATCTCCACCTATGGACATAGACACAATATCACTAACTCTAGCTGCTTCAGGCATAACTTTTCCTCTATTAATAGATATTTATAATATTTATACTATTTATAAATTTTAATTACTTATTACTTTTAGATCAGGCCTATCTTTTGATGGATCATATTCTCCCCATTGTTCTTCATCAGGTTTTATATCACCCTGTGCCTGTTCTTTTTCTATTTGATCTTGTATTGCATCAATTTCTTCTTGAGTCAATTTAAGAACCTTTTTATTGATATATTCTATAGAAAAGAATTTACCAACAACATCATCACGATATCCCATATCACTAGTTAAAATACCCAATCGTTCTTTCATCATTTGAGCATCTTTTAATTCCGCAAAATGAGAATCGGTCTGCCACTCATAAATGATTTGATCTTTTATCATCAACCAATCGTGAGAAGAAACAATTCCCTTGAGAAGTAACTGTTTTTCAAGAATATCTTGAAATAAAATATTAAATCTAGCACGTAATCTCTCAACGAAACGAGTAAATTTAACCTCATCTCTAGAAATTTCTTCAGCTCGACCTAGTATAAATCCTGAATCTTGTTCTAATCTAGAAGGGGGAACATTGAGTGCTTTGTATAGTTTTGTTTTGAAGTAATCAACATCAGCCAATTCACCAAGATTCTCCCCTCCAGGCAACGTTGAAATTTCTGTACCTCTACCACCTTCTCTACGTGGAAGCCAGTAATCCTCTAGCATACTCATGTGCTTACGTTCATCTTTAACTTCACCAGAATTGGAATCATATACCAATTTGTTCTTATATTTATTCATGATATCACGTAGATACTGTTCTGCTTTGATCTTAGGTAGATTACCAACATCAATGTAGAAAATTCTACGTTCAGGAGCACGTGAAATACGATAGATGACCACGGCATCTTCTAACATTCGTAATTGATTAAGGGGTTTGATTGCTTTGTGGAGATGACTTAGGACTATTTTTCTATCAGCATCTAATATACCAGAATGAACATAAGAAATAGAATCATTAGAAATTTGAACTGTGGCGCCTCCGCTACCGCCTGATATACCCCTTTCATTGAACACATAATATTCTTGAAATTCAGCAGTATCTAATTCTGGTCCTTGTGGTCCTTGAACAACTTTAGGTTGTCGAATCTTTTTTATTTTAAGGGGATCTATTGGGCGTAGTTCTAATATACCACGTTTGGGGTTTTTATTATCAATGATAATATGAAAATATAATCTACCATCAACATACCATTTTCTGAACAGTTCAAATCCAACTTTTCGAAAATCCAGCAAACGAATTAGTTCTACGAACTCATCCTTTATACTTTCTTTAATATTATCTGATAGATTAGATTTTTCTAGGTTAATGCTGACAGGAGATTCTTCCCTACTTGCAACTATAGCATCATTAACAACATCATCTATTGCTTGATCACATTCAGGAAATGTTGCCATTTCCCTATATTTTCGGATCAATTCTTGTTCATTTTTTGCGACACCTTCTAGATCGACATATGTTCCATATGCTCCACCGGCGGGGCCGACTTCAAGTGCACCATCTTCTGGTTCGGGAAGTGCAAAAGACCTCTTATTTTTTGCGTCTTTGTCAACTCTTCCTATAGAAAATCCAAATAATTCAACTGCCATACATTCTTCCTAATAGGTTAAATGGGAGTAGATTGCTCCACTCCCATATAAAATTGTTTCTTTCATTATCAATTAATTAAGTCCAACTCTACTATCGGCGGATCTCCAATAACTGAATTCCCATGTTATATCATAGGTCTGGATATCATTAGTTTCCCAATCAACTGTAATTTCACCAATTGCAGAAGGCCATGCATCCATGAACTCATAAGATTTCGTGTATCGAGTGCTTGAACTTTTTCCAAATGTTCTGACTTTTAAAGTTCCAGTATAACTATTAATCTTAGTCATAGCTGCCGCTCTTAGATTTGACTTATGAGAATTAAGTTGTTCCATCCAACTTTCAATGTTATTTCTAATTTCCATACCCTCATCATTATAAACGGTAGTTGTCCATTGAACTGCTGCACGATTACTGGGGATGTTTATTTGTCTTCCCATATATGTAACGGTTGCTACATCAATTGTATCACCTGGTAAAGTTGTAGCTTTACATAAAAACTTAAAATCATCCCTTGCGGATTGATCTGAAGTTCCTTTGGAAGTAGTTAGTTCTGCTTCGAATAAACTGGCTAATGCTCCACCACCTTTTAATTTTGAGGTAAAACTGTCTATTGAAAATGATGCCATTATTTCTCCTTTACGCTTCCGCGCCGATGACTATGTTAAAAGTAAATGGGGGAGCCTATTTTTGCAAGTGCACCCTTCGGCCGCCATCGTCTTCCCCCATTTCTTATGTATATTACTATTTATACAGTATTATATTATCCAATAATTTCACTAAATTCTACACCAGAACGTACTGCTACGAATTGTAGTTGAATAAAGTTAATTGAACGTGAAGGTTTAATGTAAATATCGCCACGAAATTCGTTTCGATCAACAACTTCCGCTGTATTATTGCTATCGT